AACACTACCGGTGAATACAGTATCCAAGTACAATTTACCGCTTGCATCTGTACGTTGAGATTGTGCAATAACAGAAAGGCCATTCCCTCCAAACTGGTTAATGTTAAAGTTAATTGCTGTTCTGCTACCGTGATCGTATATAAAGTCTGTGGTGCGAGCTAATTCTTGTCCGTCTATTGTGACTGTAATATCGTCGATTGTAGTGGCACCGGTTGTCTTACCTTTGATGTTATCTACACTGCCTACACTGTATCTCTGTTTGACTTCATATGTGCCTGCACTTATATTCAAGTTTGCAAGTGTATTATTATGTTCGACTAGTTCAAAATGCGAACCTGTTAAAGACAGTATACCTGTTGTTGTATAAACGTTAGATGGTGCACCACTAAAAGTATTTGTAGATTCGATATATTCTGCAGAAATATTTGAATTCGCATTGATGTAATCTGCAACATCTTGTAATGTTAACCCGCCATCGCTGATATCGATATCAATACTAACGTCACTGCCTGTTTGTTTCTCTACAATCTTAAATGTTGTTAAATTTAAGAAATCAAGTTCCGGTGTAGTAGATGTTCTTGTAATTTCAATTAAATCACTGCTTTGTACTATAGCAGGATTAAATTTATTTTTATAATCGTTAACCAATAAATCGGATACAATGATATTTAATTTTACATTATCTGTCGGGTATCCCGAACCAACATTTGTTACCTGTATACCTGAAATATTACCGTCACTGTTTAAATGTGCTACAGCAGTTGCTTGAACTTTAGGCTCGAGTGTAGGAGCCGCAATGCTTACTGTTGGCGCTTCATGATATTTGTGTTTTGCTTCAATCACAGAAATTTTCTTAATAACACCTGTTGTATCTTCAGGGAAAGCAAGTGTAATCATCTGTGGACTGGACACTAAATCAGATTTTTCAATTTTTAATTCGATTGCTTGATCATTTTCTAAATCACCGAATTCACCAACTTTAACTGCCCATTCATCGTACACCGTCATTTCGCCTTGAACAATATTATTGCTCTTAGCAATTTTGCTCAGTGCAGGTGTAGTACCTTTTTCATGAATCATACCAGAATAAAATTCAAATTGTGTATCGTCGTCTACTTCTAAGTTATTCAAGTATTCTTTTTCTTCATACCCAAATAATCCACGAGCTTTTTCGTAAAGTTGTTTTTCAACAGGAATAAATCCTAATTCATGGTAACGACCTAAGCTCTGTGCCATATTGTCCAAGTTAGGTTTAAGTTCGTCCCCTGATATAATAAATCCTTCACTTGAGAACGTACCGTTCCAGTTAGCAGTTTTCTTGCCTTTAATTCTTAATCTAGTCTGTCTTTGGCTGTGCAACTGGTCATAAATAGTGTCGTTGAATTCTGTTACATTATCAATAACAAGTGCATGTTCGGTCTGTTTTGTGTGTAATAGTAGCCCGTAAATTTGATTGCCATCTGGTGGTGTAATCTCTATTCTATTACTTGTTCTAACAATTTCACATTCTTCCGGCTGTATAACTTTGCCTTCTTGATTTAAAATACTAAACTGATTACGTTCAATTCTATTAATTTTAGCAACAAAATGATCTTTTAATTCAAAACTGACTTTGTTAGCCATAGGCGAAAGTTCAAGTGTATTATTGTTTTCCCATCCGCCTGCTACCCAGAACAAGAATTGCTGTCCTGCATAAGTCCAATTTCTAGCATCGTTTATTGCAGTGTCAAATCCACCAAAATCATATCCTTGCATTTCTTGATATTTGCCTAGGCTAATCAAGAAATCTAATACGTCTTGATGTGTAGCAAATTTAGTTTCGTAGTCTACCCTAACAACTTCTGGCAAAGTGTCTTGATATACAACACCTTTAACTGCTCCACGTTGTGGTAAACTAGCAAGTGATTTCCACAAACTAGCAATAAATGTTTGACTGCTGGTAACGAATTCTTCAGCACGGTAGTATCTATTCTGATAAGACACTATTGTGCCTTTTTGATATGCTACACTTGGTTCCCAAATTGTGTATTCAACTGCTTCGCCGCCTACTTCAAGTTCTGATGTGTCACCAAATTTGTTAAGTTTTAATGTGTTAAAGTAACCTAAATTTTTATCGTATCCTCTAACTTTATACCCGTTAGAAACTTTTTGTATCATTACTCCGCTGTAAAAATTACGTTCTTTGTATGGAGAGCTATGTACAACAAGTTCATAGTTTTCATCTGGAATTACCAAACTTTGCGATGTACCAGTTGAACTAAACTGGTCGCTCCTCAATATCATTGTATCTTTATCGCTGAAGCCTTCTAATCTATGTGCTAATTTTACATTAACTTTTCTTAATTTTTCTGCAAAGTCAGTGGTTGTGTTGAGGCCTTGGAATGTCAACCAGGAATGGATAAATTGTGTATATCCACTGTTGGTAATAATGTTACCCGACTCATCATACTCGCCATGTATTCTAAAGTGACTCTTATCTTTAAAGTTCCAATTTGTTCTGTCTGTTTTATTAATTACTTTATATGTTTCAAATTTCGGTGATTCAACATTGGTTGGGTCTGCAAAAACTGTAGCAAACTTGCCGGGCTTAGAAAGCATCAATCCTTCTACAACAGCAAAAGGATAATCACTGCTGTACTTCCATGCATTTTCTACTGGTGCTCCGTCTCCAAATCTCCAGTCGTTGCCTGTTAAATTAATGCCACTAGCAGAATTATCACTTACTGTTCCGATACTTGCCAGTACAGAAATTTGTCCTGTTTCTGTAACAGTACCTAAATTATTTTTTTCTGCCTCGGTTACAGCACTGTAATATTTTCCTGCCCATGTTACATCACTAGCAACATTTTTTACTCCGCCAAACACAAACGGGAACATAGGGTTACCGCTGTCGTTAATCGTTGCTACATAGTAGTAAATCGGTATAATTGGACTTTCAGGAGTAACACCATAACGCATGTTAAACCGATCTGCATACTCATTTTGACTGCCTAATGCAGAGTTCCATGTGTAGTCTTCTACATACTCTCCGGTATATGCACCACCAGGGCCGCTCGGTCTAGTGCCTGCTTTAATTTGGTATGAACTTTTAATATTTGTAATAGCACTGGTAGAATCCATTGGATTACTGTAACAGTAAGGTCCGTAAATCGGAATATTATCAAAACTCCAGCCTACTATCGGTGAATGTTCTGTGGTACTCCATTCGCTTAATCCTGCATGTTCTGGTTCTATAAAATATGTGCCAATTTTGTCTTGTTCATTTCTATAGTATTTGTTCTCAAACCACTCGCTGTCACTATTAAAACTGTTTTCACTTTTTGGTGTTGTAATCGGTGTACCTGTTACACTAATACCAACAAAAGTATTACCGAGTGAAGTATAATCACCACTAGCAGATGTAACAGATTGATCAAATATAATCTGACTATTTCCTAATTGATCAAATGAATAATTTGTTAATTGGAACGATTTTTCTATGTTTGAATTTGTAATGTAAACATTAGATGTTAAGAAACTGTCAAAGCCTTTGCTATATAAATCCCAACCGTCTACATCAAATGCAATTCTGTAAGATATACCTGTACCAGCAGTTGCATTTACACCATTAGGTAAGTTGTTACTTCCTGTACTATCATAGAACTGATCAGTAATTACTAGGTTATGCTCTCGCCTGTTGTTCCAAATGGTGCCTATTGATGTGGAGCCGGTTGAAGCAATTTCTGCTGGTGCTTTCAAATTTCCGTATTTGTCTACTGGAAGAAAACCATTAACAAGATTAGGTCTAGCAAAAATATTTTTACCTGTAAACCCAATGTTTTCTCTAGGACCCTGTCTAATAATGCCTGCTTCTAAATCTTGCCACATAGCATCATTGTTTGAGCTAAAGTCTGTGCCGTATTGACTATTCCACCAAGTTGGCTTTTCAAAGAATCCTAACATCTCCCATGGATGTGTATGAGGTCTTACTGTATCATAATAATAATTGTACCATCCTCTCCAGTATCCCGGTAAATCAGTGTTGCCTCTGTAGTTCCATGTCCAATTATCTGTTTCATCATAAAACTCATTAGTTAGAGCATCTACTTTGTTTCTAGCCGCCCAGTTTGTAAAACTATTTCTCAACAAGTCATTAAATTCTTTTAATTCAAAACCTGTGTCTCTGAATGCACCGGGTCGAACATTTAACACATTAAATAATGGTAAACTGTTTGCATCTCTGAATTGCTTTTGGCAACTGTTATAAATTCTTTGTTCAAATTCTAATAAAATTGTATCTTCTATAGTATCCTTGCATACTGTTTTACTTCCGTCGTGTCCTATAATTACATTAACAGGTGTAGTAAAAGTATTATCAACTTCTATACGTGGTTGATGTAAAGGATATAATCCCATTGAACTTGGCGTAGGTGGACAATTTGCACTGTCACGTTCGCTGTTATAAAGTTTTGTAACTATAGTGTCGCCGACATTTAAACTGAATCTGCTTGCATCAAGTTGTACAGTAATAGGGTTAGTACTACTAAACGTATAATCTACGTCTAATTCTAACAATCTAGGAAGTGTACTTCCTTGTTCAATGTAATAAACTAATACAGTATTTTCTAATTTTGTAATGTTGTCCCAATTAGACAAAGTATATTCTAAATCAGTAATATCTGTTACATCGAAACTTTCTTCAGTATAAGTATCACCGTAAGGTAAAATATAAGTTGTACCAAATACATTTTTACCAATATTAAAACTTTGTATATTTCTTAAAACTTTTTCTAAAACAAATTCGTTTGATAATCCATCTGTATCAAATTGTTTGTAGTAAGAATTAATTTCTTTTATAAGTCTATTTTTGTATTTTTGATATTCTTTTGCAACAAATCTAAATGCTTCTATTAAATTATGAGGCTGGTCGTCGACTAAAAATGCACCTAACATTAAATCTTCGTCAGTTTGAACAATATTAACCGCATGAGAAATATCTTTCTCGCTGTTGTCAAAATTATTTCTACCTAATGCATCTCCGCTGAACCCATTTTGATTTTCAATCAACCTCTTAAAGTGAGGCAAGTACTGTGGCTCTGCAATAACTTCCACTTCATTGTTTTCTGGATTGTGTGCCCAACTTAAAGGTAAATCATATCTACTATTGTTAATTAATCTCAATCCGTCATCACTAGCAACTTCTATTTCTAAAATGTCGCCTGTTTTAAAATTAAAACTGTCGAACTTAATAGATGCATCAACATATACATAGTTAGAAACAATAATTCCGTTATGTCTAACAAGTATTGCATAACCGCTAGGGGTTCCTGCATTAACATTAGGAACAGCACCAATATCAAACATTACGTTTTTATCTACAACATCGTTGCTTGTAATTTTATAAGATGTTAATATTTTTTGTTCACTTGTTTTTGGTGAAGCTCTCCAAGATGAATAATACTGTGGAATTTCACCTGTAATCTTATAATAGTATGTTCCTAAAATATTGTATGATACTTCGCTACCAAATGGTGTGTAATTAAATCTTTCTGTAGATATAAAGTTTTCAAATGCAATTTCGCTTGCACTTTTTGTTTGAGTAAAACTTAAAGGAAAGCCTAGCTCTGGATCTTTTGTGCCTTTGCCTACACGGTAGTTAAATATTTTACTACCTGAAAAATTGCTTTGAGCATATAAACCGCTATCAGATAATGAATTGCCTTTGTCATCATATAAATTAAACAAAGGCGCTTGATTTAAAGTTTCTTTACGTTGTACTGTAACATTATCGTAGTACAATTCTAAATCACTGTTAAATTCTACAATAGGTCTGTTAGCTCTGTATTTTTTAGCAGGTAATTTATCGCCTGCTTCTTTAAAGTTATCTATATGGTACCAATGGTTAACACTGCTCCAGTCACTACCCGTTTTTGAACCTCTTTCGATTACAATGTAATCTTTTTTGTCTTGGTCAGCACCAGATGTAGTATTTTTAACAGTTAATCTTATTTCGGTGCCTACACCACTAACAACAAACTCTTTGTTTGTTTCTGTTGCAGGTGTTACATAATCGCCAGTAAATTTAACAATCATTCCGTTGCGGAATTTCTTTCCGCCGACCGGCGTAAATTCTTTTAATCCTTTAACATCTTTATCTAAATTAAGAGGTTCTTGAGATGTAGGTGTTATTGTTATAGCAGTTGGGCCTAAAACTTCTTTAACAGTAAATGTTAGGTCTGCGCCACCAAAGCCACCTATTTGGCTGTCAGTAATTGTTATAGTGTCATTAGCATCATAATTATTACCTTTGCTAATTATCTGCACATAACCCGAGCCATCGCTGTCGTCAACAAAAACAGAAATTTTACAACCTAAGCCTGTTCCACTAGTGGTAGGATCTGTTATAGAATATGTTTGAGATCTAGATAATCCGGACGCTCTGTTTGCATCTGCTGGGAAAGTATAATCAACCAAAGACTCTATTGCGCCTGGAATAGCCCAGTAGTACTCTGCATAGTTTAAAAACTTATCTATGTTAATTGGTGGTAAAAAAGTGTTAAAATTACTAGCAAAAATTGAATTATGATTTCTAGTGTTTACACCGTACGCTCTTAATGTATCACAAAGTTCGTCATAGAAAATAATATTTTCGCTTTCTCCTGTTACAGGATTAATATTATTTACGGCTGGACTTAATGCATACGCAGTCCTATCAGCGTCACCACTGGTAATAAATGCACCAGGTAAATCTATTTCGTCGCCAGATTGTGTGCCAATATAGCCTTTAAGTATTTCTGTATTTGCTTTACTATATAATTGATCTACAGTGTTGTCAAAGAAATTCTTAATTGCAGTTGTCTGCAGAACTACTGGTAGATTATTAAAAGTTTTATCTGCCATTGAATTTACCTATCACTTCTCAATGTTTGTGAACTAATTTTTTCAACTACTTCTATATCGTTTACAGTTGCGGTGTTTAAAAACAGCTCGTTAGGTTCACCTTTAACCTGGAACAAATCACCAAACGTACCAGCAGTATTTCTAGGTATAATAACAATACTTCCTATATTACTGCCTAATTGCTGATGTACATAACTGCTTAATTCTGTAAAGTAGAATGTTTCACCAAATTCCCAATTATTTACTGCAAAATATGCATCAAATGCTTTTATAATTCTACTCTTGATTTCGTTATCGCTCAGTGTAGAACCTTTCAATTTCACCACTCTAAATTTTGCTTGTACTTCATCTTCTGCATCAGAGCCAAATAATTTTTTAAATTTTGCACTCTTAAATACTAATGTATCACTAGCATTTTTAAATTCATTTAGATTAGCAAATTCATTTGCTAATTCAGAACTAGTTGGCGGATAAGGAAACTCTGTTCCTGGCACTTTTTTATAAACTTGAATTGCATCGTAATATGTTGTTGTTAACACTAACATTTCTACCACATTACTTACACTAGGATCAATTCTAACATCTTTTGGTGCAACATGTTTCCATTTAAAAATAACTTCATCATTTGTTAATGCACTGTTATTTTGCCCTGCCGCTCTGCCGTTTCTAACGTATATTTGATCTTCTGTTTGTGCAAGAGCTACCACAGTGTTAGCATCGGAACTTGAACTACTTAATCTAAAGATTGTGTCTGACTCTAGTGAATATAATAGCAAGCCGCTTAATTGGCCATCTGAATTTTCAAAATCTTCTACCATATTATCATTTTTAATAATAATTAAATCTACTTTTGTCAAATCGCTAATATTTGTATAACTACCAGGAGTAACAGTTTGCTCTGACAAGTCTACTTTTATAACTGTTTCATCTCTAAGATCTAAAATATTTCCTGTGAACGGTCTACTATAAGAATATCCGTCAAAGTCTGTAAAGTAATCAAAAAATACTAAATCGTTATAACCTACAAATTCTTCAAACTGTAGGGGCCTATCGGGCACTAAATCATTGTCAGTGTCGTATGCTTTTACATAAACTTTTCTGTTATCTGTATAGCCGTCATTGTATTTGACTGGTTTTGTAACAGTCCACTTGATATCGTTTGTTAATTTTTCTTTATCAAACTTGTAATTAACAATTAGTTGATCTCGACTTAACCCTTTGGCATCACGGACATGTGTATGATTATTACTGTTCCATTCTGTTATTTTTAAATTACCTGTTTCAGTAATTGTGTTGCTATCTAATAATTTCACTCTGCCTATAGCACTTACATTAGGAGTATCATCATTAATACCATGACTGATTGTTATTGTTGTGTTTGCATGATAAACTTCAAATGCACCTGTATCAGGATTTAAATCTTTATAAATTACCTCACCGTTTCCAGCAAGTATATTGTTTACGCCAAATGTAGTATTGCTAAAAGCAAAAGTAACATAACCAGGCCAATAATTAATTGACCCGGTGTTGTTTCCTATATTAATATTTGATGTGTTTTCAATATTTGATAAATCTAAAGGATTTTCAACGTAGGTATTTAAATTGATTGTCGTAGGATCAACAAAAATATTACCGGCAACATCACCGCCAATAAAAATACCTAAATTAGTCTTCCAATCAATATTGACATCAAACCATTGTGTTGAACGTGAACGTAAAGGTAAATCTGGATTCCAACTACTCGGAGCATACGAACTGCTTGTTTCGTTACTAATAAACTGATCGCCTATGTCGTTGCCTGTCGTGTCTGACCATGTAAATGTTTCAGCACTACCTGGTTTAAAATTAAGTGTAGTAAAGGTTATAAGATCTTGACTAGCACTGTTTAAACTGTCAGCAACTTTTGCATTATTAATATTGTAAAATTTGAGATCATTTTTGCTTTCAACAATATAATCTTGTACTCTATAAGTAATGTTATATTCTGTTCCGCCATAACTATTAGGTGCTGTAATTAAATCAAATTTCATTAACCAACTAGCATCTTTATTAAAATCTGTTTGATCTTGTGCAAACAGAGGAGAAAAGTCTGATGTTGTGTCTAAATTATTACTACTGATGGTATACCACTGATTTGTTAAAACATTGTAGCCTAAACCAAATTTTGTTTTCTCTTGCAGTTTTTCAATAATTGCATTTCTTTCAGGTAGCAAAAATTCTTTTCTCATTGTAGAAATAAAATCAGTTGCTTGCCAGCCGTGTTTAACTGCTGTGCTTAAATAAAATGGACCTGTTGCAGTTGATAATCCACTATGCAACTGTCCATTATTTTCTATTGTTACGATTCTTGCCCAAACATATTCTGATGGATCGTTTGGATTTTCAAACTTTATAAAATTGTTTTCCTGGAACATTTTATATAAAAAGTAATAATTTACTAACACGTTTTCTGTGCCGGGTGTTGAACTTGTTTCTGTAAAGTATCCTGTTCTACTTGTTCCTGTTACCACAGGCAATGATTTCCAATAGATACTTAAACTTCTAATACTAAAAATATTACTATTTGTGCGTTCCCACTGTTTTCTAAATTCGTTGTACATGAAGTTATTCATGCTGTCGTCCTTTAATATCTGAGGGACATCAAACTGCAATACTTCCTGAACAGTGTTGTTATTAGAAATTCTAATAGCAGAAGATTTTGTATTAACTTCAGTATATAATGCACCGTCTTGTGCAAACGTCTCTAAGTTTTGATACGTTCCAGTAGGATCATTAATATCAATATATCTACTATGACCTGCATGTGTTCTATTAATGGCTTTTAATTTTGTAATATTAGAACTTTGGCTAAAAGGAAATACGTTGTAATCCTGTGAGCTGGTCATTCTATTTTGTGTGTAGAATGCTTGTGGTGCCCTTTGTTTAATAGCCGCTAATGATTCTGTTGGTAAACTATTTTTTACTGTATATTTTAAACTAGCAGTAATTGTTAATGCATGCAGTTCGCCGTCAGCATTTTCATAAGGAATGTCAATTGAGATGTTTCTCAAATCCTGCGGATGTATAGTAAATGTTCTGTTGACACTAGATCTAGTGTATAATCTAAAGTTACCAAAAGGTATGTTTCCGAATGTACCGTCTGGAAATTTAAGTCTAACAGCATCATTGTCTAAATTTTCTACTGCATATAGATTTCTATTTTTAAGAACAACATCATTATATGTAAGTGTTTGGCCTACAGTATTTGGAACTTTAGCCCATTTGTTTAATGCAAATCCGTTGTCGTCTAATTCAGATAACCATACATCAGTTTCGTTTATATTAGGTATAGTAATATCTTCGGTTCTGCTTTCTACTGGTATATTAAAATCTAGGGATGTCTTATTCAGTGTTCCTTGCTTAAACATCAAGAAAAAGCCGGAGTTATCACTGCTAACACCTAAACCATCGTTTCTATAAATTATATTAAAGTTATTAAGTAGCTCAGGGTGCATTTCAGTAAACACACCGCCATCTACAAAATCTGGATTAACAACTTCAAACGGCATTTCTGTTCCGTTGATAGTTGCTTTAAATGGAAATGTTAACGGTGCATTTATAGGTGTTTGTACCTCATAAATTTCTGAATTAATGTTGTTTACTTTTCCAGTTTTAATCGGTGTACTATATCTATTACTACTGCTCATTGCCGCATTTAAAATAGTGATAAACTGTTCGTAACTGTCAGGATTATTAGCATCGTCGAAGAATACATTGACGTTGTTTAAAGGATTGCCTAAACTGTCAGTTAAGTTTTCTGTTGTTCTAATCGCAGTTACTTTCATTAATCCACTTGCTGGTATGTTTCGCTTAGGATTGTATCCTAGCATTTTTGCAAGTTTAAAAATAGAGTCTCGTCTTTCAGCAGTTTCTAAAAAGTTTTCTCTGCTGTTGATATCCATTCTAAATGCAATTGACTGCGATAAGAATGCAAGCATTTCAATAATAGCAATAAACTCAGAACTTTCTGTATAGTCGTTGAAGTTTTCAGGAAAATTTGTACGCACATAATCAACCAATGCATCTTTGATAGTATCGAAATCATATGCTTGGAAGTCTACTTTGCTGTAGGCTTTGTATGCAACTTTCCAGTCTTCTGCGGCAAATAAATTGTTCTGTCTATTTACTAATGCCATCTTTAATTCTCTCTTTTAAACTCTAAATAAAGTATATCTTCTTCATCTAACACAACAAACTGCAAATGTAATTCCACTCTCACTGCATGATCTACACGGTAAATGTTCATATCTAAAAATTCTACTCTAGGCTCTTTATCTATGATTCTTTTGATATCTTCTCTTAATTCTTCTTCTGTAAATGTATCCTCAGGATTCATTAACAAATCATGTACTATGCAACCAAAATTAGGACGCATTACTCTCTCGCCTTTGCGAGTATAAAATTCGTTCAGTAAATCTCTTTTAACTAGATCTATATCTGTAAGAGTGTAAGGTGCTCTAACCTGATCTACTGTACTAAAGCCTTTGAATATTGTTGCCATACAAGTATTTATCATAATCATTAACAGAAGTTTTATTATAAGAAAAAAATGGTTGACATGCTCAAATAAGTGTGTATAATACACTTATACTATGTAAATAGTATTACATTCATTAGCAACAAGAGGATATGCTAAAATGTTTAAGATCAAAAACGAATTTGATCGATTAGGGTTGTTGGCAGATGCTGTCAACAAAAAACTTAATAATAAAAGGTTCATTTTGAGCCAGTCAGCAAACAAGCGGTATATGTCTTATTGTTTGTATGATTATGCTACTAAAAAACATGTAGTATTTGATACTATAATGTTTTCAGGACATTATCAATACGATAAGAGTGTTGTGCCTGCAGAGTTTGCGGAGATGGAAAATTTGCTAACTAATGCGTCCTAAAGTTCTATATTTGCACGGTGCTAATGCATCACCAGATAATTTTAATTATTACAAATTAATATTACCTGAACATGATCACATTGCACCAATGTATGATATGGAAGAGGACCCATTTGATGTAGTAGATTCTCTTAATCGTAAAGTAACCAGAGAATTTGGAAACGACAAAATTATTGTTGTTGGCCATAGTTTTGGTGGGTTGATCGGTGCATGGTTTAGTGCCGTCAACCCAAAACGAATTACACATTTAGTAACTATTGCTACACCGTGGCAAGGCACACCTGTTGCTAGAATTTTTGGCTACTTTTTTAGAAACTCTAAAATGTTCCAAAACACTAGACCTGGGGCAGAGGTGTTATCGCTTTTACAGCAAAAAACATTTACTGGTCTGCACACTAACATTGTATGCACTCAGGGTGGTAATCCTGTAGCAGGAATGGGCAGTCAAGCAAACGACGGTATGGTTAGTGTTAGCAGTCAAAGCAGTACTCCTGAAAATTTTAAACAGACCGAAAACGTGTACATAGAAGCAGGTCACAGCGGTGTTTTATTAAATAATAGTGTAACAGATTTATTAAATAAAATCTATACCGGAGAGCATAATGGTTAACAAAACCTTAAACAACACACTAGAAGAAGAATTAAGAATTCAGTTAGTCGATCAGTTGAAAACTATCAACGCACTTAAATCTGAAATTGATATGCTTAAAAATACAATCAAAGAAGAACAAGATCAAAAGTATAGAGCATACGTTAAAATTTCAGATTTGCAAAGAGAATTAAATAAAAGTTAAACGTTCCAATCGGACCAATCATCAACTATAACTTCTGGTCCACCTGGGTTTGGCCTTGGGTCTGGCTTTACTGGGCCTGGATCTACTACAACGATCGGGTCAACAATAGAGATAGGTTCACCGAATACTGAAGTATACATTTTTCTAGCTCTACGCAAATCTTTAGCCTGTTGTGCCCAAGGCACAGAATTAGTACCGTATGATGGCAAGGGAATATTATCCGGAGTCATAAACAACTCACCTTCGTAAATTCTTCTATCTCTGTAGTCTTGCTTGAGCACGGGGCCGCTGGGCGTCATACCGTATTGATAATTCATCATAATTGCCGGAACTTGGCTAAAAGCACCGGCATTTGTTGCATCTACAACTGGGCTTCTTACCATCTCGTCAAAACTAATATGCATAGACATGCTAGTTAATGCACTTAGTTGATTATCACTTACTGGTACATTGATTATACTACCTACTTTTTCTTTTTCTGCCATAAACTCTGCTTGCACTAATTGATAATTAGTTTCATCAGTAATGTTTCCTTGAGACACATCTCTTATAGAATTTCCGTTTTGATCTGTGTAAACAACTGTGGAACCTTCTGTATACGCAGTAATGCCTATATCTTCTAGTTCACCGAGAAACTCTACGTTATCTGCAGATGTCATTTTGGCCCTATTAATGTTGCTTTTCATTTCTTTTAATTGGCCTTGTTGTATGCTGGCTTTCCTGCCAGCATAATCTATACCAATTAAATCTGCATCGCCAATGCCTTTTTCAACTCTAGTCATTGAACCTATAATTTTTGTTTTATCTGCTGTTAGAGTTGCTGATCGAACAGGTGGCAATGATTTATTAAGTGCAGAAATTACCGCAGTTACTTTTTCTGGGCCTATAGTTTTCTGTGCTGGAACATCCCAGTTGCTTTGTGCTCCGTTAGTTGATATGTAACTGGGTGATGATCCTTCAAATCCTACTCCTGCACTGAACCCGTCTGGTGTGTTTACATCTGCTGGTGTGTCAGGAGTTAATGGTGCAGTTGGTGGGGGATTGTCTTCTGGGGCCGTGCCGCCGATGCCGGGTGGCTTTTCTATTTGATCTCTCGGGTCACTGATGTTATGTCCTATCCAAGGCTCTAATGTAATATAATTAGATGTAATAGTAGAAATTTCTTTGGCTTCACCGGATCTAACCCCGCCTTTTCCTTTAAGTGGATCTTCAGCACCTGCGTCATACTCAATCTCACTGTATGGTTCATCATTAAAAGTATTAGTTGCTATTGAGGCAACAGTACTAGCATCAGTAGCGGCGCTTGCATTTGGACCGCCGCTGTTCATCATAATTCTGCCGCCGGAGTTCTCATTTATGTTACTACCAGCAGTTATGTTTACTGCACTGCCTGCTTTGATGTGTGTGGTGCTAGATGATTCAGCAAACAGCGACCCGCCGCCTGCTTTTAAATTAACATCTGTGCCCGCTGTTCCGTTAAATACTCCTGCGGCATTAAATTGTATATCGCCTGCGGCAGAAGTACCCAAAATACTTGCTGAAGAAACAAATCTTGTTTCGTTTTGAGACTCTACAATAAAGTTGCCGCCAACACCTGTTGGAGCATTGCCTAACACACCAGGTCCGGCATATTCAGTACCTGACTCACCAGCATTTGTTGTGTCACCGGCGGCTTTGATATTTACATCCTGGCCTGCTTCTAAATTAATGTTTCTGTCTGCTCTAACATTAAAATCACCTTTGGTACGCATTGTGATTTCTGTGTCTGCATACAACACCAATTGATTTGCTCCAGTCATCTCCATCCAAACTTTACCGCTTTTATTAATAAAGTAAATCATTCCTTCATTATCATCTAACAGTATTTGATTTCCTTGTGCTGACCTAATTCTAACTTGTCTATTAGTTAAACTGTCGTCCATTATAAATTGGTGTCCGCCTAATCTATAATCATATTTTTCCGGATCTCTAGGTCCTGGAGTAAGTACACCAAATACTTCACTAGGCGATTCTCGTCTTGCACCACTGCTTGTTGGTCCTCTTACATTATCAAAAATTAAACCTTGTTTAGTCACTGCTTCACTTATTGTATGTGAAATTGGCCTAAATATATCGTTATGGCCTTCCTGTTCAGATCGTTTGTTTTTTTCTAATGTTGGCATTTGGAATGCATTAACTTGAAAATTATTGTCATACGGTAAGCCAGGTACCATGTGATTAAATTTATCTTGATACAGGCAACTGATGATAATAGGATACTTCATGTTACCATCACCAAATGCAACCAGCACGTGGTTACCTAAATCCGGAGGTACCATCCACATACCATAGGATTGCATTGTGTTAGTAGGATTTTCTAATTCTTTACCCACTGCTTTGGGATCAGTGGAACCAGCGAAAGGTGAACTCCATACCGCTTCAAAATATCCTGTTGACGTTTGCTTGTCTTGTGCTAGAGCAGGAACAAAAACTTTTAATCTACCTGTTCTGCTGATATCTTTGTTTGCTACTACTTCGCCCATAAAGATACCGTAGGTAGGATCTTTAGTCTCTTGAATTTTTTGTCTAGGATTTTTGTTACTGCTCCTAAACGTATTAGACTGGTATGATGTAGGCATTATTCACTTTCTCCGGGAGGATGTTTTTCTAACATACTGATTTTGATAGGTGTTAACTTATTAAGGTTTAATTCAGTACTATAAAGTCCTCTACTGAAGTTATTTACTACAGTAACCATTCTGTACATGCCACTTATGAAATAACTAGTGCCTTTTGGTTGCCAATAACCGGTGTTGTTATCTTCATCTTCAACATCCATATCATAACGTCTAGGTAATTGCATTTCAAACATCACATAGTTTTCGTCTTTGCTGTAGACAGCATACTCTGGATTAGTTTCTGCCGGATCATTTACAAGAGGTACCTGTCTTCCAGTTGTATCAGGTTGGCCGAGATAAAATGGATCTCCTCTAACAGTCATATCTAATTTTACCAAGAAATCACTAGCACCATGTTGTTGCATCAAGTAACCAAATATACTATTCCTTGTTGTGCCATCGTATGTTGCCGCTTCTGATGGGTTTGTTAAATGTATTTGTTGCACTTGAGGTTGTGCATTATCACCTGCGTCCGCATGCTGTGATTCTGAATCTAAATTCTTTGCTTGACGTCTTAAATCTCTAATTCTGTTTTTAACTGTTTGCTGGCTCATATCTTGGCTTATATCTAGCCCTTGACTGTCCATGATATCAGCACCGTATTGATAACCGCTTAATCTTTCTGAATACGAACCCCCATTGATACCTTTTTGTGTGTCACTTAATGTGTTTGCATTTGCTTGAGCTCCTGCATTTTGTGCGGCCTGTAAAAGCGATGAGTCTGCTAATGCTAGTGCAAGGAACTGTTGACTTTGTCCGTTTTGATTGCTCACTAGATCAGCAATTTCGGCGCCGCTTAATCCTGCCCATTCCCCTAATTGTTGTCTTTGGCCTGGGTCTAAATTATTTAAGAAGTCGTTCGCTTGCTCTGCCGCGGCGGCTTTTTCTGCCGCTTGAGCCGCTTCTTGTCCTGTTAGGTCATCGTTTTCGCCTGCAGTGTCTGACAAAGAGTCTGCCAGTGCTGTACTGAAGTCACCTGTAACACCTCCTGCAGGAGGAACAATTAATGCAATACCATTGTTGTAGCCAATTCTACAATCTATAATTTGATCATTTCTACCGGTATAGGTATAATGATATGCTTTAAAAACTGTTGCACTCATTTGATCGAAACGAGATTGAACATCAGATTTAGACAAATTAATATTTTCTTCTGTGTTCTGCTGAATATTACTGCCATCAGTTCTATAAATGTACGGACCATACGTTATTTTTTTCTGATGGGTATTTCTATATTCGTCATATTCACCGTATTCATAATCGGAATTAATTTTAAACCATTTAACAAAACCTTGTTCCTTGCGTACATTTGCACCGGCGTCAGCCGCATCGGATCTTGTGGTACCTTCAAAAAATTCATCACTCATACTAAGTATGGTTGCAACTACTACATCAATTTTAACACCTTCTCTGAATGTGACCATGTCTTTGCTCACAACAACGTCTAGCCTACCGCTGTCTATAGGATCACCTTCTAGTATTTCTTTGTATTCGTCCTGTGTTTTTCCTGACAACTGTGGATTCATTATACGGTTAATATCTTCTGCTTTTGCTTTGCTGTTATTAGTGAGGGTGTCGTCACTGATGCCTAAATCAGGATCGGCGCCTTCGGATACCAATAGGCCACTTAAATCAAATTTTATTTCATCTCTGAATTGATAGTCTGTTAAATTCTTTTCTGCATACTCTTTCAATTTATTTTCAACGTCAGTCAAATATTCTTTAATTGTTCCGCCTTCTGCAGTAACAAGACAGGGTAATGTGTAAAACTGATCTGAATAAGGTATCTGATCTTTTGCTACACATTCAAACGAATATTGACTTCCTTTTGCATCGATATCTATGCCTACATTTTTTAAAATCATATTATATCTATAAGGACCAGCGATTGCTGTTACAACACCTTCCTTTTCAGGATCGTCTATGTCTTCTGAATATCCTTTAAACACAATTTCTAAAAATAAAGGCACATCAGGTGCAAAGATTGGGCAACCTAAATGTTTTTTTGCGGCAAGTATTTGATCCATGAAGTCTGCAGATCCAGGCTGTATTACATCAAAGTTTATTGTTGATGTATGAAAAGAACCGCCAGTGCCTACAGCAGACACAATTTGTACATTATCTATTTGTGCTCCAGTAACACCTGTTTGTGCGAGAACCACTGTTTCTTCTGGCTTTGCAATTAAATAATTTTTTAAATAACCTCCGCCGGAGCCGCCGCCGGATGCACTAGGAGTAGGCAAGGGATTTCTAGCAGTAGTACCTGCACTGGGAGTAAAAACGCCTGCGGCAACGGGTGATGCTTTAGGGGGAATCATGTATAATTTAATATTATACGCATAGTTGTCAAATTTATCCAGCACGTTTCCATAAACAGTGCCTACTATCGGATCGTATTGTGGCTGTGGTGTTGTGTCGCTCATAACTAGCCTATAATGCTTTCAACAGTTGCTCTGGTTGGCAATTTAATCTCTACTCCTTGTTTAAAATCGCCCAAAGGGTCTTTTAGTTGATCTGGATTTCTCAATGCAAATACCCACCATAGTCGTGTGTTGTTGTATAATTCGTGTGCTAATAAATCAGGTCTGCCTGCAAACTTTGCTGGAATAGTGTATGATACATCTGACACAACTTTAGGAACTGTAGGCAAAGTGTTAATATCTAAAAACACATCGTATGTTCCAGCACGTCTCAAAAAACTGTCCCTTCTGTGAATTTCTGCCATTAGATAAACCCGTCCTTATAATTAGTACCTGATGTAAATTTGTTAAGGTCAAACTTCTTACGCAATTTATGAGGTGTATAACTTGGTTGCAGTGTAATAGAAATGTTTGATGCAGTTGGTACAAAAGTAGTTTCGTCTCCATTGACTCCTGTTTTAACAGGAACATAGTCTACGTCGTCGCCTAATTGATACTGATAGTCTGTTACCACTACTGGTACTTTGTTAAAGCCATGATCTCCCAAATATTCAAACAACATTACTGGGGGCGGTGTACCGTACATGCCATCTGCTACTGCTTGGTCTCCAAAGAAACTTTTTGTAACAATTTTTAAAAAGTGCATGATTGCTAACATGTATCTTGCTTCTGCAATAGTGTTAGCAGTAAAATCTTCTACCACAACCAATTGTGGGGGAGTAGAATTAGTATAATTTACTAGAGGATAATTAGAACCATAAAAATCTGTTATTTCGTAATTTGCTCTACCGCTCACAAATATATTAGGAGTATACTGCCAAACTAAACCACCTGAATCTTTAAGTGGTTTTAATAAGTAATCATCACCTGCACTACTTTCACCTGAGCCTCCTATAAGGGTGTTGCCACCCTTCCAGAAATTATCTGCCGCACCGCCTTTAGGTCTTAACCTAGCTCTCCAGTCAACAGGAGTACCTGTGCCTTTTTGCCCAGATGATATAACATCGACTATGCCTGCTTGAGCAGTTTCTCGAGCAATGTTATCTCTTAATTCTCTTTCTTTTGCTGTTTGATATAAAGAATCGGCCTGACCTATACCACCACGCATTGTAGGCGGCTTAAATATTAAACCGTCGGTAAGATTGCCAATATACTTTTTTGCACTCATACTAACTCCTGCTATGCTTATATTTATCGAAATCAATAAAACATCTTATAATTTTTAAAAGTGGGTAAATAATAGTTGACAATAATCTTATATTGTGTATAATACTTGTTGAGTTATTGGAGATTTTATGGCAACGCAGAAAAAAATTAATTACTTAAACAACAGAGACATCTTAACAGAGATTCACAAAAGCAAGATGTCATACTGTTATATTGAGGACGAAAAATACACGGATTTTGATATTATTTTAGAAGATGTCAAAAAGATCAATAGAAATAGCGTAAAACAAGCAAGAGAAAACAAGGCCGCAAAGATGCAGTACGAAGGATATCAAGCGGCGATGGCTTTACACGATCCTAAAGATTATAAAAATAAACCCAAACAAAAAGAATTTGCTGTTGATCCTAAGTCTATTGACATAGAAGATTTAGTGTTTAGAGTTATGACATATGAACATATTCCTGATGAAGAAGGGCGTAAAAAGAACCCTAAAAACATTGCGGAAGAAAAAGCCAAAGTAAACTTTAAGCCTTTTAAGCATTATGCATACAAAGATGATAATGTTGTAGAGGTTGCTCGTAGTCATTGGCAGGGCAGTTTAAGTAATGGTGAGTTTAACACTGAACACGGTAGTATCACAAACAAACTTGGAACAATGTTTTTAAAACTTGTTGAGCGTTACAGCCACAGAGCAAACTGGAGAGGTTACACTTATGTTGACGAAATGCGTGGACAAGCATTAGTACAATTAGCACAAATTGGATTACAATTTGATGAATCTAAGTCAGACAATCCGTTTGCATATTATACTGCGGCAGTTAACAACAGTTTTACCAGAGTGCTTAATATCGAAAAAAGAAATCAAACTATTAGAGATGATATCTTAATCGAGCAAGGACACTTACCGAGTTATGGCAGACAAATTGCACATGAAGAACAAATTCGTGCAATGCGTGAAGCCGCAGAAGAAGATACACAATCATTAGCAGATTAATTTATGGCCCAACTGTTTAAAACAGCGGCTTGCTTTACGGATATTCATTACGGTTTAAAGCAAAATAGCCGACTACATTTAGATGATTGTCATCGATATATAGACTGGTTTATTGCAGAAGCGAAAGCAAGAAATGCAGAAACTTGTATATTTCTCGGTGACTGGCATCATCATAGAGCAAGTGTTAACGTAGCAACCATGAATGCTACTATCAAAGATCTCAAAAAACTCAACGATGCATTTGAAAAAGTTTACTTTATAACAGGTAACCACGATTTGTATTACAGAGATAAAAGAGAACTTAACAGCATTGAATATGCTCGTGACTTATCTAACTTTGTAATGGTAGACGATCATTTCTTACAAGATGATGTTGCTATTATTCCTTGGCTAGTAGGTGCCGAATATAAAAAAGTTGCAAAAATGCAATGCAAATATATGTTTGGACACTTTGAGTTACCGTACTTCAAAATGAATGCTATGGTAGAAATGCCAGATCATGATGGTATAAAAGCAGACATGTTAAGCGGTCCAGAGTATGTGTTCAGTGGGCACTTCCACAAGCGTCAATACAAAAACAACATTCACTATATCGGCAATGCTTTCCCACACAACTATGCAGACGTTGATGATGACGAACGTGGTGCTATGTTCTTAACATGGGGAGATGAACCACAGTATGTAAATTGGACTGCATGCCCGAAATACAAAGTGTTTACACTTAAACAACTGCTCGACAATCATCAAACCTTGCTAGACGAATATACCTATGCTAGAGTTAAATTAGACATCAGTATTAGTTATGAAGAAGCAAATTTTATTAGAGAAAAATTTGCAGAACAATACAATGTCAGAGAATTGCAACTTATTCCTATTAAAGAAGAAGAGGAATACGAAGGTGGCGATATTGTTTTTGAAAGTGTCGATCAAATTGTAATACAGCAACTAGAAACTATAGAAAGCCAAACAATCGAAAAACAAAAACTCATAGATATCTATAATGAGATTGAGACTCAGTAATGTTAAAAATTAAAAATGTAAGTGCAAAGAACTTTATGAGTATTGGTAACAATACTCAGGCAGTTAATTTTGATAATTGCCAACTTACACTAGTTCTCGGTCATAACTTAGATATGGGTGGAGACGGTAGCAGAAACGGTACAGGTAAAACTACTATTATCAATGCACTCAGTTATGCATTGTATGGTGAAGCACTAACAAACATTAGACGTGATAACCTTATTAATAAAACAAACGGTAAGGGCATGATGACTACTGTTGACTTTGAGATTGAGGGTCGAGAGTATCGTATCGAACGAGGGCGTAAACCTAATGTGTTAAGGTTGTTAGTAAATGGAGAAGATGCATTTAGCGAAGAGCAACAAGGAGACAGCAGAGAAACACAAAAAGAAATCGAAAAGATTATTGGCTTCCCTCACAACATGTTTAAGCATTTGATTGCTCTTAACACTTACACAGAGCCATTCCTTTCAATGAAAAACAATGATCAACGTGATATGATTGAGCAGTTGTTAGGTATTACTGAATTGTCAGAAAAAGCAGAAATTCTCAAAGAACTTATGAAAGGTACTAGAGATAGCATCAAAGAAGAAGAGTTTAGAATTAATGCTGTTGAAGAAAGCAATAAACGTATTGATAAAAACATTAAAGAAATTGAAAGCAGAAGTAGAGCATGGGACAAACAACGCAATGATAAGTTACAAGAAATTGCAGAATTAATTACATCGTTACAAGAAATTAATATACAATCAGAGATTAACAAGCATAAACACAACACATTTGTTGCAGAGCAATCTACAAAATTTACAACCTTAAACAACGAGCGTGAAGTTAACGATAGAAGTATTGTAAGAAGTAGCGAAAAACTATCTACACTAAAAGATAACTTACAAAAAGCAATAGAAGGTGTGTGTCCTGCTTGTGAACAAAGTACAGCACATTTAGATACGCACGAAGCATACACACAAGAGTTGCGTGAGAAAATTACAGAAGAGGAAGAATACTTTGCCGGTTTGAAAAAAAGAGATAAAGAAATACAAGACGAGCAAGATGCATTAGGAGTAATAGGGGAAACAGTAGAAACTTTTTATCCTAAGGTAGAAGATGCGTTAGAGCACAGGCATAACTTAGAAACATTGAAGTCGCAACTAGAAGATAAAGCAGATGAAATTAACCCTTATGTGGATCAAATCGAAGGTTTAAAAGAAACAGGTTTACAAGAAATCAGTTTCGAAACAATGAATGAACTAACTTACTTAAAAGATCATCAAGAGTTTTTATACAAATTGCTTACCAGTAAAGACAGTTTTATCCGTAAAAAGATTATAGATCAGAACATAGCATACCTAAATCACCGGTTAGCACACTATTTAGACAAGTTAGGATTACCACATGATGTGAAATTTGCGAGCGATTTAGGCGTCGAAATTACAGAGTACGGGCGTGACTTAGACTTTGATAACCTCAGTAGAGGTGAACGAAATAGGCTCATTTTAGGGCTATCTTGGGCGTTTAGAGACATGTATGAGAGCTTAAATAGGCCTATGAATTTAATGTGTATAGACGAACTTATAGACAGTGGCATGGACTCAATGGGTGTAGAAAATGCACTTGCGGTGCTTAAAAAGATGCATAGAGAGCAAAGCAAAAACATATTACTCATTTCTCACAAAGAAGAATTGATTGGGCGTGTAAATAATGTGTTGACAGTAGTTAAAGAAGGTGGCTTTACAAACTACAATACAGACACAGAATATTTAGATGCCTAGCGATTGGATACATAAAGATAATACAGTAAACGAATTACCAAAAGGATGTGAAGCATTCGTATATCTAATCACGAACAAAAAGAACGGCATGAAATATGTCGGTAAAAAACTAGCAAAATTCAAAACAACTAAACCACCACTAAAAGGCAAAAAGAACAAAAGGCGAGGCACTAAAGAAAGTGACTGGCGAGAGTATTGGGGCAGTTCAGATCATTTAAAAGATGATGTAGCAAAGTATGGAGAAGACAATTTTATTCGTGAAATACTATACTTTTGCCCTAGTAGAGGAGTTGCCAGTTACTTAGAAGCAAAAGAACAATTTGACAGACAAGTACTGCTTTCAGACGATTATTACAACGGAATTATCAATGTGAGAGTAGGCGGCTCAAAAATCTTAAAAGAAAGTTTGGCTAACATATAACTAATTACTGATTAAGGCACATCTGGCACACCCGGCTAACATAGGCACACACATAGGTCCATACACCACCCCATCGAGGCATATAATATCGATTTCCTTGAGGCTCCATTTGCTTGGCGTCAGATCTGGAATGTATGGCGGTACATGAGATACAAACACACGACAACAGTATTGAACGATTCAGGCTCTGAGAAAAAGCAACCTGAGAAATTGTGTAACTGAACTCTACAAGGTTATACAATTTTCCGTGGGACACCAGTGACGGTAGTGTATGAGGAGATAAGGCCCACCACTTCTTAACAGCACCCGAGTTAGAGATGGCGATAGTCATCATGATGACAACCATATTTTTTTCACCCGGCAACGGGTGAATTATGGCTCAAGTTTCATGATAACTTCTTAAATAAAAAAATATCTTGTAAGTGATCGAGTGAAGTGAAACGGAACGATAGAACGCAACAAGATAAGACACGAAGTGTCTGTTAAATGTAATTAATTGTAACAGATTAAACTAATTCATTAAAATAAACGTTTTGTAGAAGTAAATATATTACTAGGAGATATAAAAATGAAACGTTTACTAATATTAAGTATATTCCTTACCGGGTGTACTTCGCTAGACCCAAATGTTATTCTACCTGAATTCGATTGGATGCCTACTGATTTAATGTGGGAAAGAAATATTAGGAATTGCAGAAGTCAACCACAATGCAATGCGGCTGATTTATTTGATAGGACTTAGAGATATTCTGTTGGCTTTTTGCCAGACTTGATTTGATTGTATTGATTTAGGACTTGCACAAAGTTTTGTCTATCAGCAAATGTCATTTGCCAAACTTCAGAAAAAGACACAGAGCCCTCACTGTAGACTACCAACTCGATAATCGTTTTGTTGAGGGCATCTTGTTCTGATTTGAGCTTGCCTAGGTAACCGGAAATTTCTTCAGGCTCTGCCCGTGCTAGGAAGCCGTGAAAAAATTTACAGGATCAAAGTTTACTTTGCTAACGAATTTAAACGTTTCACCGTTTTCTTTACATTCTTCGGCCTCGCATTCTAACTGCATTTGTGTGTTGATGCCTGATTCGTTAATTTTTTGAATTGTTTCTTCTACTGCTTTTCCTACACTACTGTCTGCATTATCTAAAAATTCTGCAATTTGATTTCTGTCTGTTACGTCAATATCTTGATCAACAATCTTAATGCTGTGGATACTGTCTGCAATCAGTTCAAAGTTAAGTGCTGAAATTTCTTTAAAGTTTTCATTAAACAGTTTTAATCTTTCCATTTCATCTGGAATATCTGCTAATGCTTGTAAACTTCTGGTACTTTGGAAATTGGTTATACCTGCTTTAATTGTGCTTGCGTATGTGAAAGGTTTTACTTTAATTACTAAATCGTCTCCATGTTTCACACTGTAAAGATCGTCTAGAATACCCATTGTGGTAAGTGCATCGTTTACACTTGCTGTTCCTGTGCATGGTTGTTCGCATTTAGGACACGGCGCAGACACATCAATGTCATCACCATATGTTGCACCTTGTATAGCAATTAGCAGTACATCGATATCGCTACTTAACATTTTTCTTGCATTTTTTACGTTAGGTACACAACTTTGGATAACTTGTGCTACTGCTTCACCGTTTAACAGTGCATCCGGATTCTTCATGATCATTTCATCTTTTGCTGTCATTGCAAAAATTGGTAGTTCACCTGAATCAGGAACTTCACAAACATCAGGTGTATAATATTTTCCTGCACTAGGGATTCCTGTATATAATTTTGGTGCTCTAAAATAAGCACTTAATGGATTCTGTGTGTTATTAGCCATTATTAAAACTCCAGTTAATTAAGCAGATAAATAGTTATATCACATAATTCTGCATAAACTATTTATCAGAGTTAAAAGATGCTTTAATGGATTTTCGAGTATATGGCTGAAATTTTAATCAATATGCCTGATGGCACCCAAACAACAGGAACAGTTTCTGACCTTGCTCTCGAAAAGACGCAGAAGGATATGCTTGAAATCCTTAAAAAGAATTTTCCTAAGGATGTGTTTAAGGATATGGAAAAAAGCATGTCTGACGCACTTGACATTGCTAAAGACGAAGCAAAGAACAGCAAAAAATCACAAGAAGAGGCTGATAAAGACAGAGAAAAACAATTAGCCGCACTTAAAAAACTAGCCGAATCAGGCGGTGAATTTACATTAGACCAAGATGCAGTAGACCGTTATAATAAAGCCATGGCACGTGGTGAAAAAATAATGACCACAGCATACAGTGCTATTGTAGGATTTACAGGTGCTGTAGTTGCCGCGGCTGGTGTAGCACTAGGTGCGTTTATCAAAGGCTTCTTAGATGTTGGTAACGAACTTAATCAACTTACAGGAGTAGGTGTAGGCTTTGTTGAAATGGGCGACGAGTCCATGAGAGCAACACAAGCATTGGCTAAACTGTCATCTAAAGGTATAGATGCAGTAGCAATGATGACAAACTTTAGTAATGTTGTTGCTACAACAAGCAAAGGCGCATTCACAGAAATGACATCAGCATTTATGGATGCTACCAATGCAGGTGTTGATTTTGGTATGAGTTTGGAAGATTCTGTTAACCGTTATGGTAACGAATTAAGCATGAGACAGAAACTGGGTGCAATAGATGTTGCAACAGCGGCAGGTAGAGCGGCCGCAAACAAACAAATTCAAACCAGTATCACTCGTCAACAACAATACAGTAGAGCATTAGGTGTAAGCACAGAAGAACTTGCAGAGTTTAGTAAAGCAATATTACAAAACACTCCAGTACTAGCGGCTACATTAATACGTTTTAGTAATGACGTTAGAGGTAAAGTCACAGCAGGTATCACAGACTTTGCTAGTGCTATGCGTGGTATGGGTGGCGAAGAAGGCGGTAATATTGCGGCGGCATTCACAGAAGCGGCATCGATGGGTGCTATGGGCTTCAGTGAAGAAATGACAGGCTATGTGAGAGCAGTACCTAGTTTAGCAGGACCAATGAATGAATATATCACTGCTATTCAAAATGGTACATTAAGTCAAGAACAAGCGGCTGAAATGGGTAACCAAATCACTATGAGCTTAGGAAACCTCAGTGCCGCAGAAAAGAACAGAGTGTTTGCACTAGCAAGGGCAGGTGATGCTCAAGCAGTATCAATGGCAAAAGCCATTACACAATTCGAACAAAGTGAAAGACGTCTTGCAGACATAAACAGTAACCTCACAATGGAAGGTGTACAAACTGGTACTAATACTTTTAACAAAATATTAAAAGAAGTTACTGGTATGTTTGATGCATTCAAGTATTCTTTCTTTGCAGGTGTTGGGAGTACAGATAGATTTACTGATGCATTAAACGATGCAAAACAAATTATTTTTGATGCATTAGGTAAAGCATTCAAAGACTTAGGCGGTATGGGCGATGTGTTTGGTGACTTATCCGGAGGTGCAGAATCGTTTGGAGAAAAAGTTGCAGAGCACTTGCCTAAATTGATTACAGGTGTAGCAGAATTTGTAGCAGGTATGATTGCGTTTGTACCTAAGTTAGTAAACGGGTTTAAATCATTTTTCTCAGTATTAAGTACTATAGGTACTATAATCAAACTAGCAGTAGCACCAATAACTATAGCATTTGACTTTTTATCAGGTGTTATTGAAGGTGTAATGATTCCTTTAAGATTAGTAGGCAGTATTTTTAGTGCAATAGGTGCAGGAATCGGTTATCTTTGGGACGGCCTATCTTCCGGAATAGAGTATCTTGCTGAAAAGTTCGAAGGCTTTGGTGTTGTAATAGATATTATCAAATACCCATTTGTTAAACTCGGTGAGTTATTAGGGTGGTTTGCAGGACTATTTGAAAGTGAAGGCGGCAGTTTAGCAGGTACATTAGGAAAGTTAACCGGCATAGTTGGTATAGTATTATTGGCTATGAAAGCATTCGGTAGCGGTATACCAGGTATGATTGCAGGTTTAGGAAAGAGTTTACTAGGCGGTTTAGGCAACGTATTGAAATCAGTTGGTGGAGTATTAGGCAAAGGTTTAAGCAAAATCACAGGAGGACTTAGCGACAAGGTTGGAGGATTCTTAAAAAGCAAATTACCAGGTGCAAGTAATAGTGCAAGCCCTGCAGGCGACATGGGTGCAAAGGCTATGGAAAAAGCAGGCAAAGCATCTCAACGTTTTACCAAAACACTTGCCGATGGCATGCGAGATATCAGTAAAGGCATAGCAGACTTATTTACAAATCTTGCAAAAGGTGTATCCAATGCATTAACAACATTATCAAAAGGATTAGGCAATGTGGTTAGCAATCTTGCAAGCGGCATATCCAAAGCCATAACAACATTAAGTAAAGGTATAGCGGAAGCCGGTAAAGGTGTCGGTAAAGGTATAGGCGCATTACTACAAGGCACATTAACAGGATTAGGCAAAGGACTACAAGCATTAGGTAACCCTAAAGCATTGATAGGTTCCGCGGCACTGCTAGTTATATCAGGCGCAATGTTTGTTGCGGCAAAAGCATTCGAAGTATTTGGCAATTTAAATTGGGAAGATGTAGCAAAAGGTTTTGTTGCACTCACCGGATTAGGCGTACTTGCATCTGTGCTAGGATTAGCACTGCCATTTATTATTCCAGGTGCAATAGCAATAGGCGCATTAGGTGTAGCACTTATTCCGTTTGCCATTGCGGCTAACATAGCGGCACCAGCAATACAAACACTGTTCGAAGGTTTAGCATCAATTAAAGATGTTCCTATTTCAAGCATGTTAGCATTAGGCCCTGCATTAATAGGCATGGCAGTAGGCATGGCGGCATTAAGTGCCGGCGGTTTAATAAGTGGATTATTAGACGGCTTAGGCAAATTGTTTGGTGCAGAGTCACCGTTTGATAAAATTGCAAAAATAGGTAATGCGGCTCCGCATATTGTGGCGATGGCTGATACCATGGGCAACATGGACGACACAATTAAAACATTCAACGAATCAGCAAAAGCCATAGACAGTGATTCCATAAGAAGTCACTTCACAGTAATGGCAGAAGGTGTTGATAGATTAAACGAATCTATGGATAACCTTAGCATGGTTGACCTTTTAAAATTAGCCGCAATGAAAGCAGTGACTCCTCAAGCAGAAGAAGAGGACACTGCTAAGCCAACCAAAGTTTCAGAAGCAGATCAAGAAAGAGCAGAAGCACTACAACGAATAGGTGCTGATCCTAACGACGTTCAAATGCAACTGCCTAACAATGCAGTAGCCAATATGGGACAAGCGGCCAAGCAAAATCCACTGGAAAATGTAAATTACTCCGGTTCATTCAGTGAAATGAAGTTTGCACAAAATGATTCTGAAAATTATAACAAATTCAGAGATCGCAGGCAAGAATTAAAAGAAGAAATAGATGCAGAGTACAGTGCTGAAGGCAGTACAATGACTCGAGGTCAACGAGCAATGCGAATGCAAGAAGCAGAAACACAAGCTCGTGAAGAATTTGCTCCGCAAGCAGTAGCGGCAGGCGCGGCACAATACACTAACACAGACACCGGTGAAAGAATACAATTTGCACAGCCTGCAGGCCCTCAAGGCACAGCGGTAAACAAACCTGAAGAAGTTGCAACTCCTGAACAACAAACAACCGAAAAGAAATCAGCAGATAATAAGATAGAAACTGACACACAAGCAGAATTATTAGCAGAATTGCTTGCTGAAACTAGATCACAAAATAGACTGCTTAAACAGCAAATAAGTACGTCTAAGAATATAGCAGATCAAATTTAATATAAACCACTTGACATGATACGATAAATAGTGTATTATATATAGACACTAGGAATATTATGAGCTGGAGAAAACATTTTACACCATTTGACAATTCGGGTTTACCGTTAAACGTACAATCGCCGAATGAAGCAGGTGGCCCAGGTGCATCGAGCAGTAGATATGCAAGTTGGTTACCTGAAGTATATGCGGGTTCGCCTAACAGGCTTATGCGTTACATACAGTACGATCAAATGGATAGCGATTTAGAAGTAAATGCGGCTTTAGATACTATTGCAGAATTTGGTACTCAAGAAGACGAATTTACAGGTCTTCCTTTTGAGTTTGAGTTTGATAGTACACCTAGTGATACAGAAAATAAAATCTTAGTTCAAACACTTAAAAACTGGTGCAGACTTAATAAAATGCATAAACGTGCATTTAGAATGTTTCGTAGCACATGCAAATACGGTGATCAATTCTTTATTAGAGACCCAGAAACATATGAATTGTTTTGGATTGATCCAGCAAACATCGAAAAAGTAATTGTTAACGAAAGTGAAGGTAAGAAGATTGAAACTTACTTTATTAAAAACTTAGAGCCTAATTTTGCAGAACAAGTTGCAACAGATGTTGCGCCACTACATGCAAGACCATATGGTGCTGGACAAGGACTTACAGGTGTAATGAGTCCGGTAGCAACTACTACTGGCAATTATTTAACAGGCGCTATTGACGGTGTAGATCAAGGCGTTCCTGTAGATGCAAAACATGTTGTACATGTTAGTTTAACAGAAGGCATGGATCATGCATGGCCTTTTGGTGTTAGCATACTTGAGCCTATCTTTAAAGTGTTCAAGCAAAAAGAATTATTAGAAGATTCGATTATCATTTACAGAGTGCATAGAGCACCTGAAAGACGTGTGTTTATGATTGATGTAGGTAATATGCCTCCTCACAAAGCACGTCAGTATCTAGAACAAGTAAAATACGAAGTACAACAAAAACGTGTACCTAACAAGAAGGGCGATGGTAGTAACGTAGCAGATGCCGCTTATAATCCAATGAGCATGCTGGAGGACTACTTCTTTGCACAAACAGCAGATGGTAGAGGTTCAAAAGTAGACACACTACCAGGCGGTGAGAACTTAGGGCAAATAGACGATTTAAGATATTTTAATAACAAACTATTAAGAGGTTTGCGTATTCCAGCAAGTTATTTGCCAACAGGACCAGATGATGGATCAGCACAATATAACGACGGCAAAGTAGGCATTGCGTACATTCAAGAATATAGATTTGCAAGATATGTAGAAAGACTGCAAAAACAAGTACAAGAAGATTTAGATCATGAATTTAAAATGTACCTCAAAAAGAAAGGGGTCGACATAGACAACAGCACGTTTAGACTTAAATTTACTCCACCTATGAACTTTAGCAGTTATAGAGATCTTTCACTAGACAACGAAAGAGCTCAATTGTATGCACAATTAGCACAAGTTCCATATCTGAGTAATCAATTTAAACTTAAAAAATATTTGGGTCTTAGCGACAGCGAAATTAAAGAAAACGAAGCAAAATGGCGTCAAGAAAACGATTACAAGAAATTTGATGATGCTAGTAAGCAGTTAGATCTTAAAAATATTGGTATTAGAGCAGAACCAGATGCTATAGTAGATCCTGAAGCAGATGCTGATTTAAGCGGTTTAGAAGATCCTGTGGCAGGACAAGAAGATATAAATAGTACTGCACCAGGAGCAGAAGCACCTATGCCACCTGAAGGACAAGTATAATGAGATTAGTAGAATTTTATAATCCAGAATTTGACAAGTTTGTTGAAAGACAAAAGGGTGACACACGAAAATCAAAACTTACATTAGAACAATTAAGTAAGTTGCGTAGATACAGAGAAGTTAAAAAAGCAGAACAAATTGAGCAAGACAAGTTTGCTAAAGTAATGTATTCTGCACCTGCACCTGACGCAGGTATGTAAAAAAGATAAATAACATTACAGAAACAGCATTAGTGCCTGTTTTACATCAAAATCACACCATATTAAGCACAAAAACACTCTTTTTACTAAGTAAGTATATCCGTATGCTGATTTAAAGTCAGTGTATGATACTAATTTTATGAATTTAGGAGGCCACAATGTCAGAATCAAGAAGTAAATTAGAAGAAATTCTTGAACTTCTCCTTTCAGAAGATACAGAAAAAGCAGAAGAAATGTTACACGAATATGTTGTTGCAAAAGCAAGAGCAGAATACGAAAGCATTTTAGATGAAGATTCTACTGAAGAAGAGGAAGTTGAAGAAGCAACCGAACAAGAAGAAGAAGCAGTAGAAGAATCAGATGAATCTGAGGAAGAGGCTGTGGAAGAGTCAGAAGAAGAATTTGAAGTTGACGAAGTTGTTGATCAAACAAACGACTTTGAAGATGACATTCTTGCTGACGAAGAAGAAATCGAAGCAGACGAAGTCGGCGAAGAAGAAGACGAAGGCGAAAGCGAAGGCGAAGAAGATTTAGAAGACAAAGTTGACGATTTAGAAAACGAGTTAGACGATCTTAAAGCAGAATTCGAAAAACTTCTAGCAGGCGAAGACGAAATGGAAGATGAAGCAGAAGCAGAAATGGACGCTGAAATGGGCGATGACATGGAAGACGAACTTGATCTTGAGTCTGTTGAATACGATTTAGACGAAGAAGCAGAAGAATCAGACGAAGTTGTTGAAGAAGCAACTAAGTTACAAGACAAAGTTGCTGATCCAAAAGGTGGCGCAGGCGATGCAGAAGGTGAATCACCATTCACTAAAGCACCTAAGCACACTAAAGTTGCAAGTCAAGGCTCACCTGTAAAAGGTAAAGATGGCGGCGACGGCAACAAAGGTGATTCAGCAAAAGATCACACACCTACAGACAACATTAAAGTAGAACCTAAAAAGGCGTAAGTCTTTTTACTGTAGGGGTAACGAATTATGATGACTAGAAAACTTTACGAGTACATGAGTCCAGAGCAATCTGGGGTTAAAATCATGGAATCAGAAGATGGTAAAGATCTTTTTATGGCAGGTCTTTTCATTCAAGGTGATGTAAAAAACCAAAATGGTAGAGTATATCCCAAAGATGAAATACAAAAAGCCGTAGAAAGTGTTAGATCTAGGTTATCAAAAGGCGAAACTGTAATGGGTGAGTTAGATCATCCAGAAGAATTGCAGATTAACTTAGACCGTGTTAGTCACATCATTACAGATATGCACTGTGATGAGTCTAACGGTTTAGGAAAACTTAAAATTATAGATACACCTATGGGTAATATTGCGAGAGCACTATTAAAAGCAGGTGCGAAACTGGGCGTTTCAAGTAGAGGAAGCGGTAATGTTAACGAATCAGGCAAAGTTTCTGATTTTGATATTGTTACCGTGGACATTGTGGCCCAGCCCAGTGCACCAGATGCTTACCCTAAGACTATCTATGAAAGTTTATTTAATATGCGAGGCGGTGCTGTTATTCATGACACCGCTGGGGCATTGACACACGATAAAAGTGCAGAAAAACATTTGATGAGAGAGATCACTAAACTCATCAATGAACTAAAACTATAGAAGTAGGAGACTACTATGGCAGTGACATTTAAAGACTTACTCGAAGGTGCTGAACTTACTGAAGAAGTGAAATCAGCATTGGAAGAGGCATGGGAATTAAAAGTCTCTGAAGCAAAAGAAGAACTCACTGCTGAGTTAAGAGAAGAGTTTGCTCAAAGATACGAGCACGACAAATCTCAGATCGTTGAAGCAGTTGATAACTGGTTTACTGATCAACTCAAAGCAGAGATTGCTTTGATTGCTGAGGAGAAAGATAGCCTAGCAACAGACAGAGTAAAATATCACAAAGCCATTAGTGAACATGCTAAACTACTTGACAAATTTGTAACTGAAATGGTTGCAAAAGAAGTCAAAGAACTCCGTGCAGATAGATCAAGAGTAAGTGAGCACGTTGCAAAACTCGACGAGTTTGTAACAGAATCGCTTGCTAGTGAACTTTCTGAATTCCACGAAGATAAGAAATCATTAGTTGAGCAAAAAGTCAAGATGGTAGCAGAAGGCAAAAAACAACTTGCTGAAGCAAAGAAAGACTTCATCTCTAAAGCCGCTAATAAAGTCGAAGGCGTTATTAACAAGGTTATTAGTGAAGAAGTTAAATCTTTCCGTAATGACATCACAAAGGCTCGTGAGAACGACTTTGGTCGTAGAATTTTTGAAGCCTTTGCAAGCGAATATGGTACTAGTTACTTAAACGAAAGCAAAGAAATCAAAACAATACAGAAAACACTAGCCGAAATGGAAGCCAAACTTAACGAAGCACAGGAAACTATTGCTAAAAAAGAAGAAGCAGGGAAACTTGTAGAATCTAAGTTAAGAATTGCAGAAGATCGATTCGAAAGAAAAGAAAAACTCAATGAATTAATGGCCCCACTAGGCAAAGAGAAGAAAGAAATTATGTCCGACTTACTTGAAAGTGTTAAGACAGAGAACTTAGAGAAGCAATTTAATAAGTATCTTCCATCTGTTTTAGATGGCGAAACATCAAGAGTAAAGAAGACATTGTCAGAATCAGTTGTGAAGAAAGAGCACACTGGTGATAAGAAGGCAACTGCAAAAGCAGAAGCCGATGACAAAGCGGACGATATCGTTGAATTAGATATGATCCGTAAATTAGCCGGACTTTCAAAATAAAGGAGCAAAGAAATGGCAGAATTATTTGAAAGCAACTGGTCCGCAACTAAAGACGCCTTGTTAGAAGGTCTTTCTGGAAACAGAAAATCTTCTTTGGATGTGGTCCTCGAAAATACAAAAAGACATTTGTCAGAGGCCGCAACAGCAGGTGCCACAGGTGCAGGCTCAGTAGCAACATTAAACAAAGTAATGTTACCGTTAATCCGCAGGGTTATGCCTTCGGTTATCGCTAACGAATTAGTAGGTGTTCAACCTATGACTGGTCCAGTAGGACAAATCCACACTTTGAGAGTTAGATACTCAGAGAGTGGCGGTGGTGCAACAGCAGGTGATGAGGCTCTTAGCCCATTCAAACTTGCTAACACATACGCTGGTTCTCCAGATGCAACAGCATCTGCTGAAGGACAAGCAGGTAGAAAAATGTCAATCCAAATCTTAAAAGAAACTGTCGAAGCAAAGACAAGACGTTTAAGTGCTAGATGGACATTTGAAGCGGCACAAGATGCAGAAGCA